TGACGGTAAATCCGCCTGAGCCGTAAGGCGGATCGGTAATCACCGCGTCCACGGAAGCGCTGAGAATGCGTTGTTTCAAATCGCGAAAATCGTTTTTATAGAGCGTATAACCGCCGCCTGGGAACGATTCCTCGTGCACCGAGCCGGCCCAATGGCCGCCGCACATAGGGCAAGCGGTCTGTCTGTCTGTCTGTCTGTCTGTCTGTCTGTCTGTAATAGTGTCATTGGGGTTTTCGTTCATTGCCATAGTTAAACAACAATGTCCTGCTGCGTCATAGAAGGCGCTTCGCCTTCGATGCGGCCGCTCCGGAGGTAATACTTGCCGCCGGCCGTGCCGGTTCCTCTCACCGACACCACGCCGCCGTCTATCAACGTCATAACCGACGTGGTTCCATCCGTACTGGCCAGCGTGCCAATCAAAAGAGGATCGCGCGGCAGCAATTCCTTGAACAACGCCCAGACGTTGGCGGTTTCCTCGCCGATCTGCACGGTTTGGCTGACGCGGCCCAGGCCGGCGTCGATGCTGATGCTGTTGATAATGCCGCGTTCGGTTTCGCCGCCGATCGTGATCGCGGCCAATTGGCCGATGCCGGCCAGCGGGAAGACGTCGCCGTCCAATGGCAGAGTCAGGCTTTTAATCATCGGCTGAGTATATTGCCCGGCCAGAATGCGCGAGCCCAGCGCCCGGCAGCCGATCACGTCGGTCATTAGATTATTCGATACGGTTGGAGCCAAGCGGGCGCCGTCGGAGCCGTTGAACCGGCACCAGGCCAGCACGCCGCCGATATCGCCGCCATGCACATAGACTCCGTTCGCCTGCGTTCCCAGCCGGGGCCGAAGGCTGACCGAAATCATCGCGGCTTCCGGAATTTCCAAATCGGGATCAACGCCGGCGAACTCCCAAGGCCAGACCGGATAGCGCGGCTTTATGGCCATGGACTGGCCGTTTCGGGTCGGCACCAGCATCGAGCCGGTATCGGCGGCGAGGCCGGCCAGCGCCTGAATCGGCGTTTGGTTCGTGTACGAATACGCCCCGCCCGGAACGAGCCAGGTTTCTTGTTCCCAATCCAAAGTCCAGCCGACCGGCAGTTGCAGTTCGGCCAATTGCTGCACGGTCAAGTCGCTGCCGTACGCGGCGCTGGCCGGCTGGAAGTACGGCGCGCCCAATAAAGCCGACAAGGACCGGCCTTTCAAACCGATCGATTGTTTGCCGAATTGCCGGGTATGCTCGATTTCCTCGACAATCACATGCCAGACGTAGCCGTCGATGGTCACGGCCAATTGCACCGGCTCGTTGTCGGCGAGCTGCACCAAGGAGAGCGCGCCGGGATCAGCCAGCGTGCCGGAAAATTGCCAGGCGAAGGACTCGGCGTTCAGCGACAGGCTGACTTGGCTCATCGGGACTTCGGTCGAGTCGGCCAGGGTTTCGACGGTAATGACGTGTTGCATGGTGTAAACCGTTTGAGTAGGGATGGTAATGATGACATGGCCGGGCGGCGTTTCCGGATCCGGCCGGGGCGGATCGATCCACGGGCTTTTACCCGGCGGCGGCTTTCGGGCTTCATCGACCGGAACGCAAAGCTTGGGCCGGATCCGCGAGGCAATCTGCCAGCTTGACCGGGTGATTCCGATCAACACGCCCCGGCTGATGGTTTCGACCAAATCGATGGAGGGCACGGTATAGGGCCAGACGAATGCGGCCGCCGGCGTGTAATCGGTAGGCGCTGGAAACGTGAACCCGACTCCGGGCGTGTAGCGGTAGCCTTCCGGCGGCTCGTCGTGAATGACGCGGATCAGGGAATGGACGGTTTGCCCGCTGTCTTCCAAATCCATCCGGCTGAGGATCCGCAGGAACTCCAGAAGGTCCAGCGGCACCGCACAGGCTCCGCGAAGATCGGTTGCTTCATCTGTACGTACGAACAAAGCACGGTCGACCGGCGTCAGCGCTTCGACCGGAGCGGCAACACCGGCATTCCGATTTTCGGCCCGGCCCATCGGCGAGCAAAACCCAGGATAATATGGAAGCGTGGCCTCGCACCGGCCAACTGTCGACACGGGAACAGGCACGGCGGATTCACGCACGGAACAGGCGGGCAGCGTTATCGGCTCGGCCCGGTCGACCGGCACCCGGGCGCTTTCGGTCCGCTTCGCCGCCGGATCCTGAAACGAACAGAAGTCGGCCAAAGTAAAACGGTGAACGTTGTAATCGAAAAAACCGTCGACCGCGCCGCCGAGGTCCGCCAAAACGCCGTTAATCAATCCGACATTGCTGGCTAACTGGCCGACGAAAGTGCCGGTCAGATCGGCCAGAGTTCCAGAAATAATCCCTTGCGGCGCGTTGACGCCGGAGAAAGCCCCCGACAGATCGGCCAACTGGCCGGAGACCACGCCTTGAGGCGCATTAGCGGCGCTGAAGCTTCCGGACAGATCGGCCAGTGTGCCGTTAATGGTGCCTTGATTATCGGCAAAGTGCCCGGTTAAAGTTCCGGTTAAACCAGCCAGCGTTCCCGCCAGCGTACCGTCGCAAATGTCATCGGGCGGCGTAAAAACGCAAGCTGCCGACGGCGTATAGCTGCCGGCGGCAAAGGCGAACGAGCCGGATGGCGAGTAGGCCATCGGTTAAGACGGAATCAATGGGCCCTGGGTGATCGGCTGCGACAAGCGCTCGACCAATTCCCAGGCGTCGGTCACCGCCCCATCATTGCATTTTCCGCCGGGCGTGGTCGGCCAAGTCGGTTCGGTAGCCCCGGACGTGCCGGCGACCAGGCGCTTGTAATAATACGGCTTGGCTATCGGATTCTTGGGGAATACCCGCGCATTCAGCGCATACGCGGTGGAAGCGGTCCAAATAGCGCCCTGATCGGGCATCACGGTGACATTGACCGGAACGGCGGTATCCGTAGCCAAAACCAGCGTTGAGCCGGATCCCGAAGCGCGCCCGATCAGCGCGCCGTTGTCGACGCGGTGAGCGCGGGCGATGAATTGGGTAGCCGCCAAGCTTTCGGTAATGGTCAGGGTCAGCTTCGAGAATGACCAGGTCATGACCCGGTTTCCGGTTCCGGTACCGGCGACAGCAACAAACATCGCCAATTGCGGCGACCAAACAACATCGAGCCATGAGTTGTCAGCAGCCGCATTTCTGGCTGTCCAGTTAATGCCATCCGGCGAGGTCATCACTCGATTGCCGGTACCTGTTTGCGCCACGGCAACGAACAGTGCCAATTCCGGTGACCATGATAAGCCTATCCAGTTATTATCCGCCGCCGATGCACGAGCGGTCCAGTTGATGCCATCCGGTGAGGTCATGACCCGATTGCCCGTGCCTGTATTCGCGACCGCGACAAATAAGGACAATGCCGGAGACCAGACCACGTTAGTCCAGGTATTATCGGCCGCCGAAGTCCGAATCGTCCAGGTAATGCCGTTGGGCGAAGTCATCACCCGATTCCCGGTGCCGGTTTGGCCTACCGCCACGAACAGAGATAATTCAGGGGACCAGGCGATACCCACCCAGTTATTGTCGGCCGCCGACGTGCGGGCCGTCCAGTTGATGCCGTCCGGCGAAGTCATCACCCGGTTGCCGGTGCCGGAATTGGCCACGGCGACAAACAAAGTCAATTCAGGGGACCAGCACACCGAAACCCAGCCGTTATCGGCCGCCGACGTGCGGGCCGTCCAGTTGATGCCGTCCGGCGAAGTCATCACTCGATTGCCGGTACCGGTTTGCGCCACCGCAACAAACAAGGATAACTCAGGCGACCATGCCAAACCGGTCCATCCATTATCCGCCGCTGAGGTTCTGATCGTCCAGTTAATACCGTCGGGAGAGGTCATTACTCGATTGCCGGTACCGGTTTGCGCCACCGCAACAAACAAGGATAACTCAGGCGACCAAACCACGCGCCGCCAATTATTATCCGCCGGAGACGAACGGCTCACCCAAGGATCGGTTAAAGCCATTACGTATTACCTTCGTTCTGGAGTTTGCGAAATTTCGCAAACTGGCCATTTTGATCCGTCAAAGCCATCAGACGTTCCCCTCGGTCAGCGTTCCCGACACGATCTGGATAATCCCCCCAGCCTTCGCCACGACCGTATTGAACTTAACCAACGCGCTGGACGCCTCGTCGCCGCAGTCGGCATCCATCACCCAATTCCCCGCGCCGTCATAAAACCGCGCCCAGGCGATATCGCCGTCGGCATCGGCGCTGATATCATCGGCGACAGCAGCCATGGTTAAAGCACCGCCGGATACCGAGCCGCAGGGCTTCGACAAGGTGCAGGTGCCGAGCAGGGTTTGATCGGTAATCGCAGCGCCGCCGGTGGCCGGCTGGGTAGCAGTGTACAGTTCGAGATAGCCCGGATCGGTATCGGCGTCGAGCTGATCGCGCAAGGCGGTCGCGCGGGCGTTGCGGGCGTCTAGGGATAGTTTGATGTTCATGGCGTATCGATGTCTCCGCGAAATTCCAGGCAAAAGGTAAAATCGTCGTCTTCGGCTTCGCCTTGCCCGATGGCCTGGATGATCCAGGTCGGCGCGTTGGCGGCGTAGGTGTTGAATCTCAGCACATTGCCCGAGGCCCAGCCGGAGCCCCAGCCCTCAAGCGGTATCGTGAAATAAGGCTCGCTGGTGTTGGGATTAATGGGTGCGCAATCCGAAGCAATCGAAGCGCCGGTGACGATCTGGCCGACGTGTTCGCCGACCACGTTGAATACGGTCGAACTGGTGAAAATGCAGGCCCAGCGCTCCTGGATGCAGCTCGCGTTGTCGACTTCGATCGGATATTGCGTGTTGTTGTACTGCGCGGCTACGCCGGAGCCGATCACCGAATCGCTCCAGACATTGGTCCAGGTTTGCTGGTCGAACGGAACCGAGGTTCTGGCATACAGCGTGCCGTACACGACCGCATTGGCGACCAGGGTTTCATCGGCGGGGAAGTTGTGCGTTAAAGGCTGCGATAGGGTCAGCGTGCCGGTAATCTGCACATCGGTTAAAACCGCCATGTCTTCGATCCGGTCGGTGACGGTCAACGGCTGCGAAACGCCGGTCAGATCGCCCCAGGTAATGATGCCGGTGTCAAGATCGGCGCTGTATTTTTCGACCGGCAAGGCGGTGCCGCCCAAATCCTTGATCGTCAGTTTGGCTATGCGGCCGCGTCCCAGATCGGTCGTGGAGCTGCTGGTGAAGGTGCCGACGGTCTTTTGATCGTGCAGGATCACGACGACATCGCCGGGCTGGAACACCGGCACCCGGCCGTCGGCAGGCAGGCGCACCGGATCCAGGCCCAGAATGGACGCCGACAGCGGCAGATAGGTCACGCCGACCGTGTTGTAAAAGATCGTATCGGCCAGCACGTGCCGGGGCTTGAAGATTTGCCCGGAAACCACGTTGGCCGCATCGTACCAAGGCTCGCCCTCGTTGCCGGCGGCAGTGACCCAAGCGCCGAAGCGCATCCGCACCACGCCGGTTTCGTAATCGATGTGGCCCTGCATGTCGGCGGTATCGATATCGCCGTTGTTGTCGGCGCTGCCGGTAATCTGCCCGCCGCCGTCCATCGGCACCGCGCGGATCGTGAACACACCGACCTTGACCGGGGCGACCGGCACCCGGAACACGGCGGTATCGACCGGTAGGAAGTTTTGGGTAGTGACCAGTGCGGTCAAGGCCAGCGTATTCGGCTGGCCCGAGGCCCAGTTCGCCAACTGGCAAATGCCGGTCGAATAATCGATCGTGCCGGCATAGGTGGCCGCGCCCGTTTGCCGGTCGACGTTGTAATAGAGGAGGCCCAGCCGGTCGATGTAGGTGCGCCCGCCGAAGGTGAATAAAACCGATCCCGAAACGATGGTTTCGTCGTAGCCCGGCGTCAAATCGATTTCGATCTGGCTGAGATCCAGCGTTTCCTCGGCCGAGCTGCCGGCGGCGGCCGTCCGGTAATGCACCTCGAATGAGGCCGGCACGGCCGATTGCACGCTGCCGGTGGTGTAGCCGTTCAGAGACAGACGATGCTCGCCCGGCCGCAAGGCGTCGCCGTCGTCGTAACCGAAGCTGCCTTCCTTATAGGAAACGCCGATCGTCGGATCGAACACGACCACGCCGGTGGTGTAATTGACCGTGGATCCGGCCAGGCCTTTCAGGTGCCCCGCCGCGTCGTCCACATTCCGCTGCGGAATCGTGCCGCCTGAAATCGGCTGGGAGCCCTCGATCGCCGGAGCCGGAGCGGCCCAGGCCGCGTTCCAGCCGATTTCGATCGAGCCTTCGACGATGTTGTCGTCGCCCAGATCGAGCAAAACCACGCTGCCTTCGACATCGAACGAGCTGATGGTTTTGCTGGTTTTGGCCCCGTAGGAATAGGCAATGGTGAAATCGGTGCCGCCCAATGGCAACGTCGTCGGGCTGAACTCCAGCTCGCCGGTGGCGAAGTTGATCGAGCCCGTGCCGTAGCCGGACAGGGTGCCGGCAGCGTTGCAGGTCATCGTCCGCGCCGAGCCGTCGTTCCAGCTGATAGTCAGCGTGCTGGCGTCGACGCCGGTATGGGCCAGTGTGTGCTTGATCTTGAACGCGCCGGGCGAGAGATTGGCCCGGTTGAAAAAGTCGGCCGATTGTCCCCAGGAGAAGATAATCTCGCTGTTGGCGTCGGGCAATGCGGCCAGCGTGACCGCCACCGAGCCGGTGGTGTAATTGACCGTGCCGGATCCGATACCGGCCTCTTGCCCGGCAATGCCGCCCGCTCCGTTGTCGGTCAGGTCGTACCATTTGTTCAAAGCGCGATAGCTGACCTTCAGGGAGCCCGGCTTCGGCGGCGGCGTGATATTGGTGGTCCAGACATAGCCCCGGTTCGCACCGGTCACCAGCAAAGACGTGGTGTCGGCCAAACGGGACGGAGCCGCCGCGGGCCGGAAGGTGACTGTTTTCGATCCGGAATAGGTCGGCGAATTGGAAGCGAACGCAATCAGCCCGGCCGCATAGTTGATCGTGCCGACCACGGTGGAGCCGCCGATAACGACATTTCCGGCCACGTCGGTGAGGGTGCCGCCGGAAACCGGAATCGACAGCGAGCCCGGCAAACAGGGGTTTCCCAGATACAAAAAACTGTTGGCGGCAAAACTGACCGACGTGGCAAAGCTGGTGGTCCCGGTCGCCGCATCGATCAACGGGACCGCGCTGCCGCCGGCGGAAAGATCGACCAGCGATACTTCCGATTGAGACGAGGGCACCACTTGCGAATAGACCGAATCGACTTTGCAGGTCAAAGAATTGAGTACGCCGTTTTCAGCCAAAGGCCGGGCCGAATAATAGCGGGCCGCATTAGTGACCACAGTTTGATAGATCAGCGCCGCCGGAGTGATGGTATCGAGCCGGTTGATTTCAGCCCCGACAAAATCGGCGGCCAGCACATCCGAAATTTCGATTTCGAGGATGCGGCGCTTGAACTGTCCAGAACCGTCGGTAAAAGTCTGCACTTCGTCTTCGAGTCGGACAATGCGCACGTATTGCTTAACGCCGGTCGCGGTGGTCAACAGCATCAGCACATCGCCGATTTCAGGGATCGGAGCGGTTTCGGATTGGAAGATCGTAATCAGCTTGGATCCGGTGTATTGGGTCGCCCAGAGAAAGCCGTTGTATTTGGCTCCTTGCGCCCGGTAATTTTCGATGCGCGATTGGGCCGCGGGCCGCCGGTCGAACCAGTCGGCGGTATTGAACAGATTAACGCCGATCTTGCCGTCGCCCGGCAGCTTCGACAGGATCATGTGGCTGCCGTAATATTTGTCCACGGTTTGCGTGTTGATCGCCCCGAAGACTTTGCGCAAATGCACTGCGCCATACACCCGGTCCAGCGTCGAAATGTCGTCGAAAATGTTGTTGCTGACGTTATCGACGATCACGTCACCGGTGACGCCGCCTCCGCCTTCCGGAACATCCGACAGGATGTCGGATGCCAATAATTTAATGTCACCAGCAAGAATTGCCATATTTCCTACACCGTAAACAGTCGGATCGACAGCGAATACCAGTCGCCGCTGTCGGGGTTGTTGTAATCGATTATTGGCCGCGCCTGAATCGGCTGGCCTGACATTTTGAACTTAACACTGAAAGTGCGGGCATCGTGCAGAGTCAGCGTCATCGTTGGATCGTTGGTCAGTTTGGCGTACAGCGCGGCGAGCGTGGTCCGGTCGATCCAGGCCGCATTGTCGCCGCCGACCAGGGTAATCGGACGGCCTGCCAGCATCTGCGCGGATTCGATCACCAGCGCGCCGCTCAGCGTGTAGCTTTCGGTTTGCAGCATCGGCGTCCAGTCGAATTCATCGTCCCAGACCAAGTCCGCCGGCAGGGTGATATCGTCAAGGGTGATGCTCATTGGGTTATTCCCGGAATCATTGAGGTACGCGGTGCGTACCCTACCCAGGTGCGTAGGGTACGCACCGCGTACCTTTTACGAGTTGCTTCCAAGTGGTTCATTGGGTCACGGCTCCGGCTTCTTTCAGGATGCGCAGCATCGTTTCGGCGTCATTCTTGCCGAATTGCCCGGCCACGCTGGAGCCGCCGGGAGCGACAAAACGCAGGGTGACGGTTTCGCCGGCTGTTCCGGTTTGTGGCGAAGCGGACGGTGACGGAAACGATGGGGCGGGAACGGAGAGCTTGGGCAGTTGGGGCATGGGGATGCTCAAGGAAGGCATCGGCACGCGCATCCGTGCGGACAGGCCGCCTCGGCCGGCCTGACCGGATCCCGCCCGATCCTGACCGCCGAACGGATCGAACAGGTGGGCCGTCAAAAAGTCGGCTTTCGCCTCCTTGTCCCGGTTGATCTGTTTTTCGCGCTCGCTAAGGCCGATGACGCCGGCGCTGATGGCGCCCCGAGCTTGAATGAACAGGTTCGGAATCAATTGTTCCAGCCGGGGCTTGAAGCGCAACAGGCCGTTCTCGCGCAGGACCGGCTCGATGCGCTTCATCGCCGCCGTCACATCGTATTCGGCGTTGCCGCCGGTGTTGGGTTTGAGCGCCAGACGGCGGAGATTGGCCAGCAGACTTTGAATCACCTGTTTTTGTTTATCGGTGATATCGGCGCCGACCGGTCCGCCCGAGGCCCGCTGAATCGGCAATTGGCCTTGATTGATCGCCTCGAGCACCGGCACACCCAGTTTTTGCACGGCTTCCTTGCGGACGATGAATTCGCCCGCTTCGAGCAAGGCGCGTATTTTGTCGCCGCCGCCGAAGCCCGGCAGCTTGCCGGATTTGGGCGCAAAGCCGCCGCCGGCGAAGGCCGGAATCAGGCCGCCGTTCCGGTTGGCAGTTTGCGCGACTTCGCCTTCGTTGACGGTTTTAATCACCACGGTTTTTACGGACGGGATGCTGTTGATTTTGGTAATCGCAGCATCGATAGCCGTAGTGTCGGCGGCGATTTGCAGCGCGTATTGCTTGTTCAGGTACTCGGTAATCTGGCCGAGTTTGGTGTTGACATCCGCCAGTTTGTCGGCGGCGTTCTTCTGCGCATCGGCCAGCGATTTCGCATTCTCCTCGTGGGCTTTTTTATTGTCCTCGAGAGCGGTTTTTTGCGCCGCGTACAATCGATTGAGGCGCTCCGCATTGACCGAGCGCGCGCTGGATTTTTCGCTGTCGGTTTGCGCCAGGCTGATCGTTGATTGGCTGATGTCCTGATTCAGACGGCTTGCGCGCTGCAGCTTGCCGTTGATTTTTTCCTGATCGGCCGCCTTGCCTTTCGCCCGTTCGGCGGCCACATCCGCCAACAATTGGTCGAACTCGCTTTCTTCCGATTTGATTTTTTCGCGCGCTCCGACGCCTTGGCGTTCGATGTCCGCCAGGTCGAACTGATGCTGCAGCGCCAGGTTCTGGATTTGTTGCCCGGCCGATTGCGCCGCCAGTACTTCCCGCTGATGCGCCTGGGCGAGCTGGTCGACCACGGATTGATAATGCGTCGCCAACTCGCTGTAAATGCCCTTACGGGCTTCGCCGCTTTCGCGGTCGAGCTGTTTGGCGGTATCGTTGTAGGTGTTGAGGCTCTGGATTTGCGCGCCGTAAGACTGATATACCAATTGCAGCTTGGCGTCGGCGGTATTGCGCGCCAGCTCCAGTTCGGCCTGGGCCGATTGAATCAAGGCTTGGGTGCGTTCGGCATCCTTTTGCAGTTCGCCGGCATTGCTGGTGTCGATGGCCGCCATCCGTTCGGCCAAACGCTGCTGGAGAATGGCGTTTTGCTGCGCCGCGTCGGCATCAATGCTGACGGTCAGGGCTTTCAGGCCGTCTTCGACCTGTTTCCAGGCCAGCTTCTGCCGTTCGGCGGCTTCCTCGGCGGCTTTCGCCTTGGCTTCTTCGGCCTGGGCCGTGCCTTGGGCTGCGGACCGCGCGGCCTCGGTATCGGCGGCGCGGATCGCGTTGAATTCCTCGTGGATCCGTTTGATCTGATCGAAGCGTTCCTGCATCGAGAGGCCTTTGAACATCGATTGAAAGCCGGTAACGACCAGGGTAAACGCCTCGGCGACATAGCTGCCGGCTTGCCGGATTTTTTCAAATTGCCTCAGCCATTCGCCGACCACCGTGCCGATTTCGAAGGCAATAAACGCGGTAAAAGCGCGATTCAGCAGAGCCATGGACTTGCCCAAAGCGCCGACCGCATTGCCAAACAACAGCGTATTAATCGAACCTTGCCGGAGCGTGGCATTGAGCGCCGCTTGTTGCGCTTGCAGCGCCGCCACGTTGGCTTCATGTTTGGCATAGGCCGCATCCAGCGCCCGCATGGCCGCGACGCGCTGCGTTTCGGTGGTGGCCAATGACCGTTGTAATTGGGCTTCCCGAATCAGATTAAGACTGCTGGCGACCGAAACCTCCGCCCGGCGGATTTCCTGCTGCATCAATAGAAGAGAGGCGGCCGCTGCTTCGCGTTGGGCAATGGCGTTTTGCACGATCGCCGCCGTGGTGGTCGTGATGCTCGAAACCACTTTCGCCGCCCAGATGCCGGCCATGATCTTGGCCAAAGCCAGGCCGGTTTCGACCGCCTGCTGCATGTTATCGGCCAGCCGATTGAAAGCGCCGGCAATCTGTGCGGTCGCCCCGGAACCCTCGTTGAGCTGCCCCAGAAATACCGTCCAGGCGTTCTGCACGCGCACCAAAGCGGCCCCGACCGTTTGCGGTACTTGCCGGAATTCGGTGTCGAGCGCCGTGGCTTGGGATTCCAAGGCATTCAGCACCGCGTCGGAAGTCAGCTTGCCTTGTTCGGCCATCGAGCGCAGCTCGCCTTTGGTGGATTGCAGTCCGTCCGCCAGCGCTTGGGCCAAACGCGGCGTGTTTTCCATCACGCTCTTGAACTCTTCGCCGGCCAACACGCCGGAGCCCAAGCCCTGATTGAATTGCTCGATCCCGGCCGCGGCGGTTTCTGCCGAGACGCCGGACAAGGCGACCGATTTATCGATCAGTTCGATCAGGTGAAACGCGCGTTCCTGATCGCCGCCCATGTCACGCACCGAGGCGCTGACTCGTCTAAACAAATTGACGTTTTCGCGTAGGCCGGTGCTGGTACGTTGGGAAATATTGAACAGTTCTTGCTGGGCTCGGGTGAATTCGGCTTCGCTGCGGGTCGAGAGTTTGATCGCGGCGTTGAGCTGCTTGAATTCGTCCGAGGTTTCAATCAGCGATTTGATCAGCCCGGAACCGACGCTGATCCCGAACAAGCCGAGCAAGGCGTTGCGTGCTTGGCTGATTTGCCGCTCCAGGTTGGCCAGGCCTTCGCGGGCCGAATTGACGCCCGGCCGGGAGCGATCGTCGGAGGTGATGAGGATGCGGGCTCGTAAATCCATGCGCGGTTGACGGGGACGTTAACGTTGCGCATAGGATAGAGCGGCGGGCATAAAAAAACCCGGAGGAACGAATTCCCCCGGGTTTGTCCACGTGGTTTGATTAAATCCTAAGGAAAGGCGGGGCGTTTGTCAAGCCGCCCTTATGATTTCTCCGCATGCACCGACTGCACGGTCAGGAAGAAACCCCAGCCGTAATCGCAGCATCCTGTGTGCCCGCGCTCGATGAGGGCGATGCAGGCCCGGTCGAGCCGGCGTTCGAATTCGGCCCAGCCAACCCGATGTTGAGGCCCAGCTTGTTGAGCAGGTCCAAAAAACTGGCGTTGACCTCGACAAAGGCCGCGCGGACGTCTTCGATTTCGCTGAAGGACAGGTCTTCCAATGACCCTTGATCGGCCCGGATGACGCCGGACAGCTTGGCCAGGGCATCGTCCCAGTTCTCGGTGATCAGCTTCCGGAAATCGAAATCGCCGCCGGACTGCATCAGGCCGATCGCGTGCTTCAGATCGCGCGGGCGCAGCTCCAGCACGGTCACCGTGATCTCGTCATTGAGTTTCAGCGTTTTCTGCTTTCTCATGGCCAGATTTCCGAATGAATGGCTTCCAGCTCCGGCTGGTATTTCGCGTACAGCAGATCGTCCGGATAGATTTCGAAGTAGCGCGCCTTCAGCTTTTTGCCGACGTTGTCGTATCCGGCTTTCGGCGTATCGTTGGCCGAGAAGCTGCATTTAATGCGGCTTTGCTGGGACCAGTAGCCGCAGGCCTGGAGCATGATGGGCGACTTGGCGGAACTGAGAGGCTCTGAAAGCTTGCCGCTGGGGCCTGCTCCGGTCAACGTTTCCTGAAACCAGTGCTGGTTCGGATACAAAGCCTGAACGGCGTCGCGTACGGCGATGGCGTCGGCGGTGGAAGTGCCCAGCGGGAACAGGCCCACGTAAAAATGGTGGCCGGCTTCGCCGAACGCATCGTGCCAGATTTTGACGGAGGCCTTAACCGCTTCGGTCATTTTTCCAATTTCATAGGCGGGAGCTTGCCGGATCGACTGCATGGCCAGAATCGGCGTATCGAGCTGCACAATGGCCGGATGGCTTTTCAGCGTGTAGCCGCCGCAGGTTGAGTTGGCCTCGGCTTCGGCGAAGGCTTTCATCGCGGCGAGCGCGGTCGGGTCCCAAGGCATCGGCTGGGTTGCCTTACGGATCGGGCTGGTCCATTGGCCGCCCGCTTTCGTTTCGGCTACCAGCCAAGCCGGAGCCAGCGCGTAGTTGGCCAGGGTGACCTTCTTGCCTGCTTGATGTGCGGCCGTGACTTTGCTGCACACGGCTTTGAAGTCGTATTGGCCCTTGCTTTTTTCCATCTGCTCCCAACTGGCTCGGACCAAAGCGCCGTCGACAACCGGCAGCGCCAGGGCTTTGGCGAAATCGGGGTCACCGTCGTCGACGACATAGATGCCGGTGGCCTGCGTTTTGGCCTGCGGTGGCGGCTCAACGGGCGGCGGGGTATCGTCTGCGGGGTCGGACGGCGGCGCAATGGTCATCGTCGTTTGCACCGATACGCCGTTTTTGTCGGTTAGGGTGAGCGTGGCCGTTGTAGGCTGCCAGGGGCCGGAAACCGGCGCGGATGCGGCCGTCTCCATCCAGGCCAATAGGAAGAACAGGAAAAACAGGAAATACGGTTTTATTTTAATCATGGTGTTCTCTTCAATAATGAATCGATGGGGCGGTACGCGGTGCATATCCTACGGCTTTGTAGGGGACGCATCGCGCACCATTTTCATCAAGCTTTGTAGGGTACGCATCGCGTACCATTTTCATCAAGAGTAAGTCACGTCGAGTTCGACGGTGTAAGCCTCGGTGCCGCCGGAGGGCACGTTGGCGGTGCCGGCCAGCTCCAGGCTGGTGAAGTCGTCGGCCAGGAAATCGACGCCGGACGTCGGCGACAGCACCGCTTCCAGCACGTTGACCACGGCTTTCGCCTGGTCCGCCTGATTGACGCCGTCGAACAGCACTTTCATGATGATGGTCGAATTAGTGCCGCCGGCGACCTTGTTGCTGGTCATCGAGCCGTAGGTGTAGTCGATTTTCAGCGACTGAGCGTCGGTAATGGCGCCGCCCGACAACACCTTGATCAAGCCGAGATCGGCGTCGGTGATTTCGTAGTCGGTGTTCAACACGTATGTGGTAGTGCCGGCCGAATCGGTGAGCACCACGCTGCTTATCTTGCGCTTGGCCGTCTGGAAGATCATCCCTTTGTAGCCGGTCACGACTTCGTCGGTGACGGTGGAGCCGGTGACGGAGACGGCGGAAGCGTCGCCTAAAAACACCAGCGCCAGATTGTCCTTGTCCAGATCGTCCAGCGTGATGTTCACTTCGGCCGGTTTCTTGACGTAGACGGTGTTCAGCGCCGAGCCGTAGTTGGCGCGGTCCTTGGAGACGCGCTCCTTCTTTTCGGAGTTTTCCTTGATTTCGAACTTGGTGGCGTTGCCGATGTACTTGAAGCCTTTGTATACGCTGCCGACCTTGCGGTTGACGTAAATGCGGCCGGAGCCTAAAAATCCTGACATGGTGAACCTCGTTGGTTAAATAACGCCCTGCGCTTTCAGCCGGTCGGCCTGGGCTGGGGTGATTTCGATGTCCGCGCCGGGTTCGTAGTCGATGCCGGCGTGGGTGTGTTTTTTCAGCAGGGTGACCTGCACGCGCTCGTTTCGAGGCGGCATCTTTTTGGTTGACTCTTTCACGTTGCTCATGAGGGGTTCCCTTGGATTAGCACTTGGGTGCTGAATAAAAACGGAAAATAGGCAAAGCCGTTGCGGTAGGTAGTCCTGAAAGGCGCTTTGCGGCGCTGCAAGGGGCCGTGATCGGAAGACGGCGTCCAGCCCTGCAATGCCCTAAGGACCGCGAGGATCAGTTCACCGGCTTCCTGACGAACGGCCTGCCCGGTGGCGTCGCGGACATTGCGCACCACCACCATCACCGTCCACAGTTGCTGTATCCGCTGATGGCGGCCGTGAATCGCCTTGTCGCCGTCGCCGCCCGGCACTTCGTCGTCGAAATACAGCACATGCAGCGCCGGCACCGGTTGCGCCGACTCCTGAATGCCTTCGAGATCGCGCGCGGACAAGACATGGCGTTCATTCACGGCCGGCACGGCCTCGATCAGCCGCTGTTTGATCAGCGCTTCGGCGCTCAGATAATTAGTCATCATGGTCCCGCCCGAAGACGCCGGTTGACGACTGCATTTCCGGCAGCGCCCGGTCCGAACCGGCCTGCCCGGCCGGATTGATGCCCAGACTGACGGCGCCCTTACCGACTTGCACCAAAAACTTGACGGCATCCTCGTAGCGCCGTCGGACCGGATCCGGCACCGAATTGCCGTGCAGGTTATAGCGGGCGATATCGCAGCCGATGCGGCGCAAGACCTCCGGCGCGGTCGCCAACGGCAACTGGTAGCGGCCGGCCAGCCAGCCGTTGATTTCGGCGTCGGCATCGCCGATCGCCTGATTCAACACGGCGTCCACGATCGCCCCGGTGACCGTCCCGGTCTCCGGGTCCGGCCGGTCGGTGAGCTGGATCAGCTCATCCTCGCCGAAACGGTCGATCAGATCCTGTTTGCCGCAATAGCTCACGGTTTGGCCTTTTTCGCGGGCTTGACCGGTACGGCCGCGCCGGAAGTCTTGGAAGGCTGCTCCTCTTTCGAGTTCGCGCCTTCAGCCAAGCCGGAAGTCTTAGAGGGTTGTTCCTCTTCCGGTTCCGCCGCGTCCGGAATTTCCAGAGCCGCCCCCTTCGGCACGCTCTCCAGCTCGAACACTTCCCCGGCCTTGAAGGTCAGCGCCCCGCCGAATATCAGCCAGCCGTCCTCGGTTTCGGTGGCCGGCACGTGCGCGCGGACGGTGCGCTGAGCCTCGCTCAGGCGCACCTTGGCGCCCGACGGGACGGTGTAAGGGGCTAAAGTCTTGACCTGTGCCATGGCTTATACCAATTGGTTCAAGACGGCGCCCTGCCAGCGGCCGTAGCCGACGTTGCGCCAGGTGTCGATGCCGAATTGCACCGCGTCGTTATCGAACGCGAACTCGGAGTTTTCGTCCTTCACCTTCAGATTCGGCTTGGTTTCCTCTTGGCGGATCAAGGGCTTGATGCTGCCGTCGACGCGGAAGGTGACGAACTTGTCGGTCCAGCCGGACGCGGTCAGGCGTGGATTGATCGCGGCGCGGATCTGGAAGTTTTCGATGGCGAAGGTCGAGGCCGCCGCCTGCCGAACGGTCGACAAGGCCGCTTGCGTAGCCATCGACAGCCCGACCGGCACCATCACTAGAAACTGGCTGGCGTTTTCATTGATCGGCTCGCCCTGGTCGTCGACGTAGGTGAACATCTTGCTGATGCTGGCCAGAATCGCCTGCTGCATTTCTTCCGGCGAGGGCGCGGTGGCGGAACCGTGGACCGACGCGGGCAACGCCGAAATGTCGGTGGTGATGCTGTTCGCCTGGTCGCCCGAGGCGCCTTCGTTGTGGTTGGTATCGAAAAAATACTGGCCGTCGTAACAGAGCGAAGACTCGCCGTTGACGATCAGGGTCGACAGCAAGCGGGCGAAGTGCGAATTGCCGCGCTCGACGAATTCGCTGATGCGGGCCCGGATCTGGCGGGTCTTGTCGCGCCGCAAATCGTTCAGCAGGATTTCGATGGTGGCCTCGAAATGCTTGTTCGCGATCTTGAACGAATCGTCGCGGAATCCCTTGGCCTGGCGGCCGCCGATCCATTCCCGCAATACCGGGGGCATGCCGAGCATGGCGTAGGGTTCTTCCGACTGGTCGCTGGTGAAATAGTTGGAAACCGCGTCGATCCAGCCCAGCGCCTGGGATTGCTCCAGCGCTTGGTAGTACATGCCGACGACGGCACGGCTTGAAATCAGATTGTTGTCCATGAATGCTCCTTAATTAAGCTTCGGTTGCCCAGGTGCCGTGCAGTTCGGCCACAATCGGACCGTTGGCGTCGCCGGTGACGAGTTTGACGAAATCGCCGCGCCTCGCGGTGGCTTTGGTGTTGATCAGATCCTTGTTGTCGGTGCCCGGCAAATTGGGTCCCTGGATCTTGTCGGCGGCCGCAGGGCTGATATTGACCGCGACCGCACCGAACGCGCCGCCGTTCAGGATCACGCAATTAACCGGCGTGGCCACGGCGGGCAGCGTGATGATTTTGGCATCGACCGTGACCACGAACAGCTTGCCGTTGTCTTCGATGTCCAGCGTTTTATCAACCGTAATCGCCTCGCGCACCGCATAGGCCGCCCATGGGTCCTGAAATGCATCGGCGTCGAATTCGACCACGGCCAAGCCGGCCGAAACGAAGCGCTTGATAAAGCCAACGAAGGTGCCGCCGACCGGAGAGAACTGGAACGTGTCGTCGTCGGTCGCATAGACCGGCTGGCCGATATCGGTAATGACCGCACCCGCGACCGGCAGCTCGATTTCGCCCTGGTCGATGACGCGGACATGGAGGGCCGCCGCAGCTCCCGATGAGTTGTCCGCCTTGGCTTCGGCAAAGCCGGCGAAACGATCGCCGCCCACCAGCGGCCGGGCATGGCCGGTGCCGTCGACGACGCCGACCGCCGCCCCTTCGTAGATGATGTCCGATGCGATCATCGGCAGTTCGTTGCGCACGCCCAGTTCGAAGGCGCGCGGTTTGTTGGTTGCGAGTGTCGTCATTAGGATTTACCTTGCGTTTTGATGAGACCGGCCGCCTGTGCCTTTTTATAGGCGGTATAATCGTCCAGCGTGGCGAATTCGCCGCGAAGGGAGTGCGATGCGTCCCATTCGGCGTTGCAGGCCGCCACCAGCGCTTCGCCCGACGGCGGCGCAGTGGGCGCTTTGCCTTGGGTCTGCATGCCGGAGAGCGCGGCGATCGGCGTAGCCGTCTGGAGAAATTGCGACAAAGCCGCCGGATTGCTCTTGCCGAGTTCGCGCGCCCAGGCTTCCTGAGCCGGCAGCAAGCGGCCGTCGGTCAACGCCGGCTGAATCAAATCGTTGATTTCGCGTTCGACTTCTTTCGCTTTCAATGCCGCCAGTTCCGCCTGCATTGAGGTGACCACCGCGACCGGGGCGAATTGGGCGGGGTCCGGGGTTTGCGTTTTCAAGGCGGCGATTTCCGCGTCCTTGGCCTCGCCGGCATCGGCCTTGGCTTTCAGCGCCAGGACGGCATTATGAATGTCTTCGGACGTGGCGGTAGCCGCCAGGCCCAAGAGTGCAATGAGTGAAGTGGTATCTGCCACGGGGTTTTCCTCGTCGGGTTGAGAAGTTTGTAAAAGGGATTGCCTGGCGGCCGCCAGGGTGACGGCGTCCATGCCGTCGATGGCCGGGCTGTTGGTCAAGGCGACATTGATTAAATCGAGCACGTCGCCGGTCCGGGCGTCGTAAGTGAAAACGGGGGAGATATAGCGGTATTCGTCGGCTGCGATCGCCGCCGCAGCCACCTCGGTCCACGTCACCGAGGCGGCCAGTAGGCCTTTGGCCTCGTCGTATCTTAGAGAATTGGGTTTAATCCAGCCTGCCGCCGGCGCCGGCTTGCCGTTTTGCGCGCTGAGCAGTGACTGATGTTCATAATCGATCAGCATGTCGTTGATGCGCCGGGCGACCGAGGCCATCAGCGCCGGGGCGTTATCAGGGGTCAAACGCCACGGGCCCTGGCCGGACAACGCGCCGCGCGGCGCATCGAAGACGCCAGCGGGCATCAACTGGACCGCGCCGCCGGTTGAATTCAGCGCAATGGATAAAGCGGCGATGGAGGGGGCTTTTTTTGTCATGCCGCCAGTTTAGGCGGAGCACGGGAAGCGTTGCAGCGGGAACCGGTTCCGGGAGAACGGCGAAGGGGAAATTCAGGATGCGGACAGAATAAACCGATTATTTGACTTTGGCAATCGATACGGAACAGCGAAAATTCGAACGTGAACCCCCGTTAACCGGGCGTTAACTTTTTTTGTAATACCAATGGTGCGGGTCGGCTCTTTTCGAGGCTTAAATCGCATTTTTTTTCATCCGCCGAGCGCCGAGCGCAAATGGCCGTCGATGATGGCCAGCACCTCGGCTTCGTCTTCTTCCGACAAACCCAGAAACGGCCGCGCCGGAATATCCCCCCAAAGCCAGGGAAATTCCGCCCGGCTGCCGCCGAACTGCTGCATCGCGGCGTATTCCATCGGGCTGCCGATGGCCACGGCGTTCCGGCCCTGCAGTTGCCAATGGATCGTATCCATCAGCGTGCCGTGGCCGGTCAAGGGCTGGTTTCGGCCCTTGCGTTCGATGGTGGCCGGGCTGTTCGGCGCCCAGGGCGCGCCGTCCGGACCGGTTTGGGTTTCGAACCGGCGCCGGGTGGATTCGGCGATTTCCTCGCCGATATCCTGCAAGGCCGGTCTCAGATCGCCGGCGGCCCGCTCAAGGTTTTGCAGAGCCGTCAATACGTCGCGGTCATTGTATTGTATTTCTATCATGGCTCGAATAGTCCTGTTCTGTAGGTTGGGTTCACCCTAAAGGGCACAAGAGCGAAGCGTAACCCAACGCCGGCCTGCTTCGATGTGTCGGGTTACGGCTATCGCCTAACCCGACCTACGCCCTTATATCCCCAAAATCGACGTCACCAGGTAGGAGGCGATTTGTTTGATCGCGTCGAACGATAACTCCAGGCCTTTATCCTTGGCGACGCCGGCAATGCGGTTCCAGGCGGCATCGCTGCGGATGGCGTCGAGAAATTCGTGGCCGGCCCATGTCAGATTGGTCGCCAGGCAAAACACCGGCGCGTTACCGTGCGTTTTGCAGGTGGCTTCGATCAGGCCGGCTTGCCTGAGCAGGTTCATGTGGTAAGAGACGGTGTTTTCGTCGTAGCCGGAAAATTGGTTCGGATGCAGTACGCCTTGCGTGTCGGTTTTTTGTTCGAGTTTGATCAGGATTTGTCGGATTAAGTCCCAGTTTCTTTGCATGGTGGTTTCCTGGTGGGTTTTGATGGATTGAACTTGTCGCCATTCTGATTTATCTTATCAGATAGCCATGGGCGGTTGTTTCCAATGGGAACGGTTACAGGCGCGACAGCGCACGTATTATCCGGTTCGAATCCGGCGCCGCTCATGGTTTTTTGTTCAATGGCACATAACGAACGTCTGCCAGATTGCTGGCATCTATGATTCCGCCCGTCGCAATAAAGTTGGATAAAACCTTTTTGCGGATACTTTGCTCATTAACCTTTTCCAATCGATTTAGGTTGATCGCCACTTTTCCGACTACTCCGGGAACATCAAACGCATAAACAACGTTCTTTTTGATTTTGTCGAAAAACGGCGTGGCCCCATCCAAATACTCCGGCAGATTCAGCCAAACCTCCAACGGCAGCGCCGCGCCTCGATCCACTTTGCTATCGCGAATCGCATGGATCAATTCCCGATCGCGCAGCCACACCGCCGCATCTTGCAATTCAACGCCATAGGCTGCCAGCGCATTGACCGTTCCGGGCTCCATCACATGCGCCACCACGCCCACACCGGCAGGCTCCATGCTGGCGGCGGCAACAGCCACCATATCGCGCACCGCCTTGGCTTGTTCCGCTTTCAATACCGGCCTTAACGACTGCCACATGTCCGCGCCCATGGCCGCCGGCAAGCGGATAAGCTTCTGATCGATGATGTCCTTCAGCGGCTTAGTCCGGTTGGCCCCCGGCGCATAATCCCAGCCGTAATCGATGCCGTTGGGAATCACGTGGCGCTGACCGAAGCGGTCTTCCTTGACGTAAACGCCGTCATCCGGAGCGCTCGCGCCTTCGTATTCGGACGGCTTGACTGCGACAATTCTACACCTACAGCCCCACCCATTGGGCGTGAAATGCGTCTGCCACCAGGGATCGTCATGGGGCAGCACCAGGCCGGACCAGCTTTGATGCAAGGGCCTCGGATGGGCGACGGTGTCGTTATGGAGGTATTTCCAGTACGGCCGGCTCTGTAACAGCTCCGGATCGGTCAATTGCCGGTAGCGTCCGGCGGCATAGCTGGCGGACAGGTTGGTGCGGTAAATCACCCGGCTGCGCCAGTCGCGTTCCCCTGTGTAATCCCAGCCGTAACGCTTGACGATGGCGTCGAACTGCTGCCGGAACCAGCCCAGCGATTTGCCCTCGCCGATGGCCCGGTCGACCGCTTCCCGAAAATCCTGAAGGAGGTCGGCCTTGGCCGCCCCGGCCACGATAAACGCCCGGTCGTGGGCGCTTTTAAGGACGTCGTCGTAATGCTCGGTCGGCAGATTCAGCTTTTGCCGAAAAAAGTCGAGCTGTTCCTGAAACGGCCGGTTGAATTTGCCGTCGCCTCGGGCGTTGAAGGCGATTTGAGTCGGAGAGAGATTGAGCGGCATCAGCCGCCTTCCTGCACATCAAACCGCCCCGACAGCTCCGCCGCGGCAAACGCCAGTTGCATGACTTTGACCCATTCGCTGCTGTCCAGATCGCCGTAACCGGCGAGCAAGCGATCGCGCAGATCTTCCAGGCTGCCGGCCTGTTCCGTGATCGCGGCGATTTGGCCGATCATCGTTTTAATGGACGTCCCGGCTGCCGCCGCCAATTGATCGGTTTGACTCGATACCGGCGTCGGATCGACATCCGTCGGGGGCGGATTCTCCACCGCCCCCGCAGACAGTGCGGCCGTGCTTACGGCCTTCTCGGGGGGTGTATTCGTGTTTGCCGGTGGCGCCGCTCCCAGAATGGGCTCGTCGCCTTCCGGCTCCGGAATTTTCAATTTCAGATTCACATAGCGGGCCGGGATTTTCGCGCCGGCCCCGGCCAGTTTCGGCAACGCATCGGCGAACAGGGCCAGATCGTCCGGCTCCTGGGTGTCGCTGACCCAATCGGGGCAGCGGTTGTCCTGGAACAGGCCGTTCAGCATGGCCATCGGATAGACCAGGTGCGTGCTGAGGGTCCGATCGAGCTGGGTGGCGTCGTCGTCGCGGATGTCCAGGCGCACTTCGTTGTGCACGTCGCCCAGGGCACGGTTGCCGTTGGCGCCGGTCTGGCTGGTCAGGGTGCCGCCCAGAATGGCTTTCGACTGACTGGCTTCGCACCAGTCGATCATCACTTTGAACGAGTCGGCGTTGCCGGAGGCGGCCACCTGCTGCAATTCCATCTGCATCGTTTCGGGAATGATGCCGGCGGCGTGATGGCCGATGCCGAGCAGCGCATTCATCAGCGCCCGTTTTTCCTGGTCGCCGGCCGAGGCCGGGTATTTGCCGAGGCGGATCGGCAGACCGTAGATTTCAAGAAATTCGGCCAGATCGCGCACCGAATAGTTCTTGAACAGATACGGCCAGGCCAGAACCCGGTGCAGTCCGGTGCGGGCCAGATAGCCGGAGCGGGCTTTATGGATGTGCGGTATCCAGCCCCAGGGCTGAAGCGGCACGCCGTAAGCGCTGCCGCTGTCGCGCAGATGCAGCGTGTTGCGGCTGTCCTGGGGATAGGTAAACCAGGACGGCGGCCGGTGCTCGATGGCGTTAGGAAACCACAGGCCTTGCAAGGTTCGGCCCCAGCCCAGTTCGATGCAGGCGTAGCCGTGGCCGATGGCGTCGAGCATGTCCATGCGCAGATCGTCGATATCGAGTTCATCGCGAATCAGTTGTTCCAGCGCCTGGGTGGCTTTCTTTTCCCTGGCGGAAGCGCCTCGGGGCGGCTCCAGAACCCAATCCAGCTTTTTCACGGCCATTTTACGCTTGGACAACTCGGCGGCAATGTGCGCGTCCTTTTCTTCCATGTCCATGAACAGTTCGGCCTGGGCGGTTAAATCGCCCTGTTCGGCGGTCATCAGGATGTCGGCCAGACGCGCCGGCGTCAAGCCTTTGGCGGGATGATTGGCGAATTCGCGGTGCAACTGGGCCGCACGGGGCGAGTCGGTTTGCCGGGCCGCAACGGCCGCCGGCGTCAATTTGTGTTTAAACCAGTCGATCAAGTTCATGCGTTACCAGGCTCCGTCTTGGGCCGGCGCATCGGGTTGCCGGCTCCAATAGCGTTCTTCCTTATTGGGAAGCGGGTTGTATTCGATGAGGTTGGGATTTTGCAGCGTGGCGAAATAGGCCATCGCCTTGGAGATGGCGCTATCGCCGTGGCGCTGGTTGGCCCCGGTGTCGGTTTTCGCCTTGGGCAGCTTGATGATGCCGTTGATGACTTGCAGCGCGCGCAAATCGTCCGCTTGCTCGTGGTCGGCCGGGATCGTCAATTTGCCGTCTTCCAGGGCGGCCTTGAATTTGGGCATGTTCTCAAGATACCAACTGTCGGACAGTTTGATTTCGAAAATCCGTCCGGAGCCGTAGCGGTGCCGCGCCTGTTCGGCCAGATACATGCCGTTGCCGCCGGCATCCAGGGCGCCGCCCAGCAATCTCGGCAGCCGGTCGACGATGTAAAACAGCACCTGCTCCTGCTGCTTGAAGGGGATGTTGCGCAGCTCCACGCTGAACGGCACGACCCGGTCCAGGTTGGCTTGGATGGCGATGGGATCGATCACGGTCAAATCGCCGAGCCGCCCGAAATCCTCGCCGAAGGCGTGCTGGCATTGCGGATCCAGCCCCTCCAGCACGGGCCGGAGGTGCTCCTCGCACCAATCCCGGATTTCGGCCTGACGCAGATGCTCCGGCCATTCGTTGAAGCTGTTGTCCTTGCTGAGACGCAGCACCGGGTAGCGCTTGTCCATGCGGCTTTCGATCAACACCCGGCTCAGAGCCGACCCGCCCGATTGCGACGGGATGCAGAAATATTCCTCGTCGGCGGCTTCCTTGCTGGGGGCGTTGGCGATGGTCTTGGCGCGCCAGGCGGCCTCGGCTTCCGGGCTCCAGATTTGGCCGGTGACGTAGCAAATGCGCTTGAACACGCCGTCCTTTAACGCATCGTCCAGGGTGATGCGGTGCACGCTGTAGGGTTTGCGTCCGGCGCGGGCATCCTCGATGTATTGGTTATACTCGTTGTCGACGCCGTTATGGGTGCTGATGATTCGGACACGCGCGCCCCATAGGGTCAATGCCATCGCGGCCTTCAACAGTTCGTGCAGGGAATCGTGGAACGCGGCCTCGTCGATGACCACGTCGCCCTGCATGCCGCGCAGGTTGGAGGGGCGCGATGAGAGCGCGGCAATCTTGAAACCGGAATTCGGAAAGCGGATGGTGTAGGTCAGAATGTCCTTGCCGCCGTCCTCGTCCTTGAAGATCCCTTCGGACACCGCGCCGGCCAATTGATTGAATGCCTTGGCGAAGAGGCCGCAGGCGGCGATGTATTCCAGCGCCATTTCCTGCCGGGAGCCGACGTAAAAGACATTGCGGCCGCCGCGTTTTTTCGGCTTGGCGGCGGTGATCACATTAGAGGCCGCCTCGGCCCAGGTCAGCCCGGTCCGGCGGGATTTTTCGGCGATCTTGACTTCCGATTCGTCCTCGAACCAGCGCGCCTGGTAGCCCAAAAGGACCGGCTGGTCTACCGGAAAATAGTCGGCGGTGGCAAGTTCTTGAAGATCGGTCATGGTTTTTTAAATCGGGTTTTCAGTTCGGTCCAGGCCTGCATGCGGGCCTGCCATTCGCGGTTGGGCGTCGGCCGCGCCTCGTTTTCCAGAATCAGGCCGACCCGTTCCTTGAAATAGTCGGTTTCGTCTTCGCTGTAATCGCCGTGGGCGGCGAGCCATTCGGCGTCGGTCATCGTTTATCCGGTCGTAGGGTACGCATTTATGCCCTTGGGTGCCGCGTACCTTTTGTGCTTTCCGGCATCGGGAAAGGTACGCAATGCGTACCCTCCTCTTGCCGTCGTATGCTCCTTTCAGGAAACAATCGTTTATCTAGCTTGTTGGTGTGCCAACTCTCTGTATGCCTTGTATATCAAGCCATACAGGCAGGCACGTAATTTGCTATGGGCGTTGTTTCCTAAAAGCGTCATATCACCTCATTTGCCCAGCAGGATGCGCTTGATCGAAGCTTCCAGCTCTTCGCTGATGCCGTCGCTTTTCAGTTCCTGGGTCAGTTCGGCGGCGGCCTCTTCGCGGGCTTTTCTGCGGATTTCGGCGGCGCGTTTTTCGTTGTCGGTCGCCGCTTTTTCCAGATCCTTGATCGCCTGCGCCAATTCCTTGATCAGCTTCGGCTCGACCATCTCCTCGTCGGATTCGGACAACTTGATCGCGGTATCGAAGGCGAGGTTGCGCACCACTTCGTTGAGCAATTGGCCGACCTGGCCTTGCGGCTCCGAGCCGAGCTTGCCGATCCACAGATCGGCCACGGCGCGGCTTTGCTTCAGGCGGGCTCCGACCTTGTCCATCTTGGCCGCGTAGCGGTTGACGATGCGCTCGGTCATGACCGGCTCCTCGCCGATTTCGACCAGAAACACGTTGAGGATGTCACGGACCTGCTTTTGCGTGTAAGCCGGACTTCTGAGCAGCTCGTTGAGCTTGTCGCGGACTTCCGGCGGCAAGAGGTCAATGGTCGATTTTTGCCCCATCAGTCCGGCCTTTTCCGGGCCACGCCCGGCACCTCGGCCACGCCTTCGGCGACGTCCAGGCCCAGGCTGCGCAGCGTGGCCACATGGCAATGCGGCAGCCGGGTGACGCTGATCAGGCCCTGGCTGGACAGCCACGAGAAATCACCGCGCACCACGTCGAGCGCAACGCCGTGGCCGACGTCCTTCAGGCATCGGCTGACGATGTTGTCATTCACGCTGTAATCGTTGTCGCATTGCAGGATGCGCAAGATCGCCAGCCGGCGTGCTTCAAGCTCATGGTTCGTAGTCACTGCGTCGTCTCCTTTGGCTCATTTCTTCGATCTGGCCCATCAATTTGCCGATCATCAGGTTGGTTTGCTGGGTGTCCCGGTGAATTTCGTCGATGCGGTCGTGCAGGCGCACGATGTCGGCGGCGGCCGGCACCTGCTTGATGTCCGCCTCAGCCCGGCCGAGACGGAGTTGAAACTCGTTCAGCTTGTGGTCGATTTTATCGTCCAGGCGGCGGATGCTGTCGCTGGAGGCATGGTGGCGCCGGTCGATGAAGACGAACAAAAACACCGCGGCGCTGCTCAGCATGTTGATCGCCATCAGCCCGTTGCGGATGATTTCAGGGTCGGTGCTCATGCCGCTCCTTAAAACCACGGGCCGCCGTGGATGCCGACCAGGCGTTTAAAGCGCCGGTAGCTGATCGTGTTCATCAGCTCGAACAGCACTAAATCGCGCCGGATACGGAGGCGCTTCAGCCGGGCTTCCGAGACCCGGCGGGCGTCGTCGAGCATCGCCAGCTCCAGTAATAAATCGTCTGCTTCGTTCATGAGATGTTCGGGTTATTTTTGTGACGGTGGGTTGGCGCGGGTTGACCGATGCGGTGAGGGTCCGGGCCGGTTTTTTCAATTTTGTGGCCAATGCCGACCAGGGCCAGGCCGTTAATGACAAATTGTATCATCGCGTCGGGGCCGTGCAGATCGAGCAGCCAGCCGAAGACGCCGTAACAAATGGACAGCGCCGCGGCGATCCAGGTTTTCCAGCCGGTCATAAGGTCTCCAGGGAAAGTTAAGGGGCGGCTTTCAGCCCTTTGGCGACGCCTTCGGCGACCGCTTTCAGGGATTCCACCTGGTCGGAGGTGTAACCCTGCAAACGGATGCTGTTGGCGCCCTCGGGGTTGATCTTGGCCGTCAGTTCGGTGATTTGGGTCTGAGTGCCGAACGAGGTTCGGGTAAATTCCACGCCCCGGTCGCGGTAGGTAATCTGGCTGCAGCCGGCAAGCCAGGCCGCCGACAGCACCGACCCGATCAGGCGAAGCCCGCTCACGACGCGTCCTCTTCGGTTTCGGCGGCCGCGCGGCGTTTTTCCCGAGGCCGTTTCGCCCGCCGTTGTTCGTATTGGTAGACGAGCGGCATGCAGGTTTCTTCGTGCGCCCAGCCGGTTTCGCTGTTCCAGGAGGCGCCTTCGCGGGCCTGGATTCGGCGCCAGGTAGCGAGGCAGTCTTGCCAAAGCGCCCGGTCGTAGTCCGGAAAACCGGCCCGCGCCTCGGCGCAGATCAGCCACAGGGCCAGCGCGAACGCCAGATAAGGACTGTAGATCCACACGTGTTTCATGGGTTACTCCATCAGTAAATGGTCGATCGGGGCGCGTTTGTCGCCCGCGAGCCAGTCGGCTACGCTGAAGCCCGGACAGGTTTTCACCCATTCGTTCGGGCGGATGACGCCGTCGCCGTTCAGGTCCGGCGAGGCGTCGCGGTGGCCGAGAATGCGAACGTCCGGCATTTTGGCGGCCAGCGATTCCACCAGCGTTTTTAACGCCTGCCATTGCGCCTGGGTAAAACGGTCGGTACCGATTAAACAAATGCCGAGGCTTTGATTATTGTGGCCCAGGCAATGGGCGCCGGTTTCGTCCAGGCGGCGGCCGATTTCAACGCCGCCCTTGAGGCCGATGACGAAGTGGTAACCGATGTGTTTGAGTGGGCTGTATTGGGCCAGCGAAGGCGCACGGGTGAAGCCGCGGGCTTTATGCCAGGCGTCGATGTCTTTCGCGCTAAACCACTGGCCGTTGGGCGTGGCGGCGCAATGGATGATGATTTCGCTGATGCGGCTTAGCGGCCTGAGATTGCTCATGCTGGACCTCGGTAAAGGATGGCGATAGCATAAACGGCGGGCAAACAAAAACCCCGTAGGAACCGGTTCCTACGGGGTTTCTATTTACTCCCTCTCCCCGAGGGGAGAGGGCCGGGGTGAGGGGGTTAGAGGGGAATTATACGGTATGCAGCGGCGGTCCGCCAACCCGATCGGCGCGCGCCCGGCGAAATTCGTCGGTTAAAAAGATCAGCAGAACGGCCAGTTTGTCGCGGTTGACCGCGTGCAGGTCGGGCTCCGGGGTCATCAGGTCGGCGACGGCCTCCAGGCAGGTGGTCAGGGTGTCGATGCGGTCCTGGGCGTTGGGGGCGGTCATAGGTCACCTCCGATCTCCAGGGAAGGAGTGAGTGCGGCGGAGGATAGGGAATCCTCGCCGCCCTGCTCGTAGGCCAAGGCGGAGGGAGCCAGAGGGTTAACGCCCAGGGATTCTTGCAAGCGGTCGCGGCAGGCGGTCAGGCCCACGGCCAGATAGACGATCAGGAGGACGTAGACCAGGACGATGCGGTTCATTTCACACCTCCGATCTCCAGGGAAGGCGTGAGTGCGGCGGACGGCCGGGAGCCGTCGCCGCCCGTGACTGTCAATTGAGTTCCCTTGGCCAACAAGCCGCAGTGTTTCATTTTAAGTTTGTGCTTGCGCACGGTGGATTCGTTGCAGTCGAGCAGCTTGGCGATTTCCCGGTTGTTCAGATTCGCCTGGCTGTAGCGTACGATTTTAGCCCAGACGGGATGGCTTTTCAGCAGTTCGGCTTGCAGGTGCTGCAGGGCGGCGTGCTGGACGCGGGCGTGTTTTTCGACAGCGAGAAAGAATTGCCGCGCCTGACGGCCTTTTTCGTTGCGCTCCAGCATGCACAGCTCTTTGGCCATGTCGAGCGACAGGGTGTAATCGATCGGGGAGCGGCCCATGCCGAAAACGCCGACAGACTTTTTCATAATTTTATGATTTATGACAAAATCAATGCCTTGCGTGTATCCGCATTCTTCAATGCGGTTTTTTATCCAATCGGCAAAGCGCTGCTGTGATTCCAAAAAAGAGTGCAGTTCGCGAGCATCGACGGTGGTTTGAGGTTCGCCGTTTAACACGGCTTCGTGGAGGGGTATTAATGCGTTCATGTTGAACTCCGTTGGGATTGAATTACCCGGCAACATGAGGCTAATCATGGGTGCCGGACTGGACGGGTTAGCCTACCGGCCCAACGAACCGGCCCGCCTTGCGGCGGCCCGCCCAGCCCGACAAAACGATGAGCTGAACGATGCGCACAAAAAAACCGCGTGATGCGGCCTGTGCCGTTGGTTTCCGAGAGGCTAATCCCGTGCGCCGGATTTTGCCAGCGCAGTTAAAGAGTAGACTCCCGAACTATTTTTGTCAACTGCTTTGTTAATGGTCAACCGGCTTTGACGACGCCGGGCATGACGTAGGGTACGCAATGCGTACCTTTTGTGAACTTTCCGGCACCGGGAAAGGTACGCGGTGCGTACCCTACGGTACTCCATGTGATTCGGACAACAGCCCTTTCTTGTTGGCGTGGAACAGGATTTGCCGCACGTAATTGCGCGAACGGCCGATTCTGACCGAGATTTCTTGCCGTGTACAGCCGTCCTTGTGCATTTGAATGATCGTATCGGCAATGGTCGGTTCGTTCTCGTGTTCGCCCAAGGCCAAATCGATCCATTGCGGGGTAATTTTCAGTGCCGCCAGATCCGCGCCGGTAAAAACGATTTGCGCACCCAATAATTCTTGCTGGTAGGCGGTAATGGTGCGTTGATGGGCGTGATATTGCGCCAAGGTCATGGGGCCGGAAGACAACCGGTTAACGCCGTAACCTCCGGTTTTACGGATAGACGGCAAGACTTCGGACGTGACCCATTCCATGAACGGCTCAGCTTCTGGCTTGTCGCTGCGCAAAATAAGGCGATAAAGACCGGCTTCATCGACGCAGAGCATTTCTTGGTTCCCGCCAAGGGTCGGCACTGAACGCCGACCCTTATGTTTATCTGGAACTCTTCTTAGGCCGTCTTTGGCTTCTCGATAGCCTAAAATATCAGTGGCGTCTTTTGCAACGGCATAAAAACTCTGACCGTCTTCAGATGGGAAAACCCGTAAGGCATGACCATTGAAATTATATGATTGCAGATGGGTGTTCATGAATTTTTCCTTTTAGTTTCATAGGATGGGCTGGGTTAAGTCGGTCAATCCTCAAATAAATCGTAATTCAGCGACGGCTCGCGGCTTTCGATGCGCCGGCGCAGTTTCCGGATGCCGCGCTCGGTGTAGCCGTAGCGCCGGGCCAGTTGGCTGTTGCTGGCGCCGTCTTGGTAATCGCGCACGATGCGGGCTTCGAGGCCGGCGCGCAGGGCGGCGGCGCAGCGGTCGATTTCGATGGTTTCGCCGCCGTAATAGCGGCACAGCGCGGTCAGGGCGTCCAGTCCGATGTGTTCGACCAGCCAGTGGCCGGGCGCCGGTTTTTTCGGCACGGCCAGGCGGGTGCCGCCGCGCAGTTCGACCAGGGTCAGGGCGGCTCGGAGGCCGATGACGTCGGCCAGTTCGGCAACGCGGCCGGGCAGCCGGTCGAGGTCGAATGTGTCATGGGGCGCGTCTGGCATCGTCGATGGCCTGTTGCAGTTTGGCGATTTGCGTCAACAATTCGGCGGTGCCGGTCTGTTGATGCAGGCGTTTAACGTGTTCCAACTCGGCCGTTAAACGCTGCAAGACGTGGTTTTTTTGACGGCCTTGCGTTTGCGTTTCCGGGACGTGGTCGAGCCAGCGCTTCTCGAACAGCCAGCCCTGGGCTTCTTTCCGCGCCTGGCCGGGCGGCAGTTGTTTTTGGGCTTCTTTGCGGGCAGCGTCGATGATGCGCAGGGCGTCTTCATCGGACAGGTCGCCGAGTTGTCCCCAGCGCATGGCGGCGCCGTTGCGGCCTTTTTTCAGGTTGAACGCCTGCCAGAATTGCCGGAACTGGGCTTGCTGGCGCTCGTTGAGCTCGGCGAACCAGTCTTTGCTTTCCTGCGGCTTGGCGGCCGCATCCTGGCCGTAGCCCAAGTGCGTCAGACCGTCCCAGAGGTTTTCGGCGTAGCGCACGGCTTCGGTCAGTTTGCCGTGCGCAGGCAGGCTGCGGATGACGACGGCCTGGATGAATCGCTTTTTGCTCATCCCAGGTTGCTCTCCTTTTGCCAGCCGTCGCGGCATTCCGGCCCGCACCAGCGAAGGCCCGAAGGCAAGGGTTCTTCGCAAAACAGGCAGGCGCCGGTGGCGATGGCGTTACCGGTGTCGCGCCGGGATTGCTCCAGGTAGGCGCGGTCCAGGATTTCGTTTTGTTGTTGTGCTTTGTCTGCTTCGTCCATTGGTTTTCCTTACGGTACTTGTCCGCGTCCATCAATGCTGGGTTTCGTTCCTCAACCCAGCCTACGGATCTGCGTTATTCTTCAATTTCTGTTTTTTCTGATCCTTGACCAGGGCGGTAATGATTCCGGTCAGCTCGTCATCCGAGCAGAATTCGAGCCGGTCTTTTTGATACATGTGCTTGGCCAGGCCGGCCGCGTAAGCCCAGGGTTTCTTGCCGTCGGCTAAGAGCGCCTCGATTTTGCCGAGCCGGGCCGACCGGCTGGAACCCGACGGCAGGTTATGCGGCTTGCCGGGGTGCCGGCCTTGGAAGCCGGCTTTTTTGAAGTGTTCGAGCACTTTCGCGCGCCCCTGTGCGGTTAAATTCTTGCTCGACTCGACGCCGGCGATTTGCTTGAGCAGTGCGCGGTAAGTGTCGTCGTCAAGCCCCAGTTCCTTTTTGGCGATGTGGATCTTGGCCAGTTCGGCTTGTTTGCGACCGCCACGGACGGCGGAAGTGTCGCCACTGTCGGGAACTTGTGGCGACCGCCCCCCACGGACGGCGGAAGTGCCGGATCTGCCGGGAGCAGATCCGGTAAATTGGTCGCCGGGCGGGTTCGCCATTACGCCGCCCTCCGGCTAGGCTGCTCCCTGATCCGCTTCCTCTGGTACTGCCGCTGCAATTCCGGCCGGTCGAATTCGCCTCGAATAAAGCGCTGGGCCATGCGGTTATTGACAAACGCAGGGTCCGTGCAGCAGCGCTCCAGCCAGGCGGTCACCTCGATGAGGTCGAACAGAGGATGGGCAAAGAACGGCGACTTAGCCGCCGGCGCCGGAAACGGATCGTGCGGATGCCGGGTTTGCCATGCCCTGATCTGGCTGGGAATCGAGTGAAACGACAGCCCGCAATGGGCGAAGATGGCGGTCACGGTGAGAAATTGACGCCCGCTCATGAGGGTCTCCCGCCGTTGAGTTCTTCCTGCAGGTCGGCCAGTTTTTCCAGGCGCCGGGCTTCGGCCAGCTCGCTTTCGCGGTCTTTGGCGCGCTCGGCGTATTGGGCGCATTGCCGAAGGCTCCGGGCGCGGGCTCTGAGTTGTTCGGGCGTCTCGTTCACGTTACCCCCTTAAGCCGTCGGTGAGGTTTTTGAACGCCTTGAAGCGGATGTGCTTTTTGGCCGGGATGTGGATCGCTTCGCCGGTATTGGGGTTGCGGCCTTCGCGGGCCTTGGCTTCCTTGACGACGAGTTTGCCGATGCCGGGCAGGACAATTTCGCCGTGTTGCGCCAGTTCGGCCTGGGCGATATCGGCCAGATGGTCCAGCACGATGTTGATGACGGTTTGGGTGAGGCTGGGTTCTTTGCCTTGCAAATGTTGGATCAATTCTTTTTTGGTCATGGGATAAGTTACAGGTTGTTTTCAAAGGGCGCGATGACGAAGTCTTCGACGCCGGTTTTAATGCTGATGCCCGCGACGCCGGCCACGGCGGCGGGTTCGTTCAAAATGGCCTCCTTGTTGATTTCTTCTTTGGTTCGGACAAACCGGCTCAAGCCGAGCCGGTTCAATGCATCAATGACCGCTTCGGCGCCGCGCACCGCCACGCTTGGTGGGCGCTGCCGCCATTGCACGGTGCCGGTGACGAAGTCGGCGCTTTTGCTTTTGCCGCCGTGGGTCAGCTCCCCCCGGTTGGCTTCGCACCAGCTTTGCACGCCTTCGCGCAGTTGCTTGAGCAGGGCCTCCTTGGGGGTGACCTGGCCGGTATAGCGGTCGGTGACGGCGGCGATTTCATCGTTCATCGCCGCCCGCACCGATTCGATCTCGCGGCTGAGTCGGCCGATTCGGTTGATCAGTTCGGCGCATTCGTCGCGGTTTTGCGGAACAAAAGCAGCGGCTTGCGCCGGTTGTTTCAGGCGGGTTTTTACGGCCATCAGTCCTCGTCCTCCAGTTCGGTCCAGGCGTTCACGAAACAATGCACCGCCAGCAGCAGCATCAGCAGTCCGTGCAGCGCCAGCAGGCCGAAGACCCAGAGTCCTTTAACGGGGGGCAGCCAGTCGCTCATAAGCATTCTTCCTCCCATTCCACCGCGCAGCCGTGAAAACAGGCGACCTTGCGCACATACAGGGCGCCGGCGCTGTTGCGGCCCCGGCCTTTCATGGCGCTGGGCAGGCTGTCCACGCCCCGGCAGCGGCTGACTTCGATCACCGGGGCAGGCTGCTTGAAGCGCACCACCAGCACTTCCACGCCCAGGTTCGACAGGCCTTTCACAGCGGCACAGACCAAACGGGATTGCCGCCGGACCATGCCGAAGTCGGGATGATACTTGCGCTTAGCCGGCAAACTCATTGTCCACCTCCAACAGGTCCAGTTTGCCGGGATCGCTGGCCGTGAGCGTCAAGGTCACGCGCGCGCCGTCCGAGGCCAGGGCGGTCAGGCGGCGGTAATAAAAGGTATGGCTTTGCTCGGTGGTGACTTCGTTGACCGGGCCGCCGAGGATAAACTCGACGTTGTTCAGTTCCAGGCCGATGGCATGGGTTTCCAGGTTGACGCTCATTCAGTTCTCTCTTTGTAAAGGTTGGGTTTCGGGTTGTTGTGGCAGTTTCGGCAGGCCCGCCAATGCTGCAATCCGAGGGGATTGCTGGGACGGGCGCGCCGGCTGTGCCAGTTGCATTCTTCGCGGGTCAACGCGCTGTTCAGGTGCGGGCAGTGCACGCCGTTCATCACTTCGTCGAACCGTTTCAGGATGTTTTCCGGGTTGGCCGGGTATTTTTCGTTGACGACCAGGCTCAAGGTGGTGCGCGGAACGCGCATCTTTTCGGCCACTTTCGTGATCGAGCTGGCTTCAACGGCTGCTTTCAGGGCGGTCAGACGGGGGTCAGTCATCGTCGCCGCCTTCCGACCATACGACCCGGCCGAGGTTGGGGTCGTAGATTTGCCGGAGGCGCTGGATCATCGGCGGGCGTGGGCCAGTGTTCATGTCTTTTCGCAGAAAATACTGGCCGCTGTTCAGCCGCTCCAGATACCCGGCCTTGTGCAGATTGCCGAGGTAATCGCGGGCGGCCACGGGGCTAACCGGATGGGCTTCCGTGCTGGCCAGGTGCGCTAACTTTTCGTAGCTTATCGGGTAGTTGAGGGTTCTCAGTGTCCTCCACAAGTTCTCCTGGGCGCGCCCTTGGGTGACCTCAGTACCATCCTTGCGGACGCGCGGGGCTTCGACGCCGTTGTCCCGGATCAGGTGGTAATAGGCGCCGTCTTGCCGCAGGAAGCCGCCGGCCGCCAAGCTATTGACGTACGTTCGGATCGTGTCCTTATGGATTGTGCCCGGCAAGTCGGCGGTCAACCGTTTCAAGGTAAACGGCTCGGCCTGGCCGGCGCGGTATGCCCGGATTTTCTCCCAGATCCGCTGCCGCGGCGATTTGCCGCCGGCGTATTCCAGGTGCGCGGGTTGGCGACCGCCACGGACGGCGGAAGTGCCGGAGCTGCCTGGAGCAGCGCCGGTGCGGTTGTTAATGGGCATGCCGTCTCCTTTTTTTCAGCAGGATGTTCAGCAACTCGCTCAAGGTTTGCGCCTCTTGATCGGTTAGGACCATGACGGAATGCACCGATCTGAAATCCTCGCCGAGGACTTTGACGCCGATCATGTGATGTCCTTCGTAGATCGTATCGCTGACGGCGACAAACCCCGTTTCTTCGAGCGGCGCGGGTTGAAACGTTTTAATCAGCGCCATACTCGTCCTCCGGCTGGGTTTGGGCGTCCAGGTGGTCGATAGCGCGGGCTGTGGCTTGGATCAGTTCGATCATTTCCGCTCGGGTTAGCTTCAGTTTGCCGATGGTATCCAGATGGGCGGCAATCAGTTGCATCGTGATTTCGGGATTGTCCTGCCGGCCGCTGACCTGAATGGTCATGGTGGCGGGGCCGCAAAACACGGGCTCGCCGTTTGGCTTGGGGGGGTATATCGTGACGAGCATTACTTTAAACTCTCCTCTTGGGTGATTCGCCGGTGAAAAAGGTAACGCCATGGGCCTGGCACCAGCTCAGGTCGATGGCTTGCTGGCCGTGAGCGGCGGCTTCCTCGCGCGCTTGGTCCAGGTTGACGCAGACCCGGCGGACCGAGCCGTGCGCTTCTTTGACCAGGTGCGCCAGGAGGTCCTCGCCGCAGTGCACGCCGGGGGCATACACGTCGGCCAGCAGGCGGGCGTCGGTCAGGGTGACCGGAAGCGCCGGCACGAACGCCAGGATGCGGCCGTGGAAGCGCTCGAACTTCTTGAGTTTTTGCGGCAGTTGCTCCTCGCCGATGATCAGGATCGGCGCCTGGCTGCCTTCGTAGATGTCGCGGACCAGCTCCACCGCGTTCTTGTCCACGAGATGGTCCATTTCGTCGATGACCAGGGGCCGGCCGGACGCGGACAGTTGATCACACACCTGGTCGAGCATGTCGCCGGAAGTCAGCGCCGGTTTGATGCCCATTTCGCCGAGGATCTTGGCGAGCAGGACTTTTTTGCTCCAGATCGATTTGACCTGCACGTAATAGCCGCGCTGGGTGTTGCACAGGTAGTTGCTCGAAAGCGACTTGCCCCAGCCGGACGGGCCGTAAAAGCACACCAGGCCGGGCAGGTTGGCGCTCCGGGACATGGCGCGCTCCAGCGCGGTTTGGCATTGGCCGATGTTGCCGATTTTGGCTATCCCCGGCGATTTGGTTTCTGGTATCATAAAGTTCCCTGATGATCTTGAGCCGGATAGGGCTCAGGGTTGAAATAGGCGCTCCAAATCCTGCATTCGCGGGTGTTGGCGTAGCCTGTATGGAAATTGAGCAAGACCTCGGGCAATGCTTCCCCGGCTTTAACTCGTTGGTCCAGATTGAGCCAGAATTGATGGCGCTCTCTGGGGTCTGCCTTCGTCGGAATGGCTGCTACCACTTCCGCCGAACGCTTTTCTTCTACCATCTGCGCCGTGACGCGCATGCCTGGAATTTCGTTGGCTGGTATATGCGCCAGCTCGCCATCAAACGTGCGGCCTTCCATATCCGCCAGATCGATCTTGTCTTGGGCGCGTTTCTTCATGCCGCGCACACGGTCGCCCTTCAACGATTCCCGATAGGATTTCTCGAAACCGTCCCTCTTATTGCCGTTCCATAGCGCCTCGCAAATAAACCGCCCCTCCAGATCGCTGATCCAGACTTTTTCGGCATTATTCAGGTCGAATGCCACCCGTACCCGGCTGTTTTCCTGCAAGTGCGCCAACTCTGGCGCAAAATAGATATTGTTCAGCCAACGCACCTCACTACGCGCTACAGTGCGCTCTACAGACGGCCGATAGAGGGTCAGTTTTTCTGTTTCGGTCAATGGGCAATGCCAATTCGCCTCGATATTGCCGAAATACACCTCGGCCGGCGTTTTGCCGCCCAGGCTGCGGTGTTCGTGTTGGGTGTTATACCAGTGGAACCGTTCCACGCAGCGCTGCATAAAATCTTCCCAGCCGCAAACCCAGTTCGGTACGCCGCCTTTGCGCTTGGCCCTGGCGATCTCTTGGGTGCGTTTCTTCAGCGTATCGGGGTCCATGCCGGTGCCTTGGAAGGTCGGCAACTCCTTCGCGACCGCAATGGTGGTGATGTCCCATAAGCCCTCGATGATGCCTCTCCCTTGCGGATTGCCGGGCCGGCCGGTTTCGTGCTGCACGCCCAGCCGCGCCAATAGGCCGCCATAGGAGCAGTCGATGATTTTGGCGGTTTGGCCTTTGCCGTTGTCGCTGTAATAAATCAAGGGCTTGCCGTAACGGCTCATGGCGTTGCCCAGCGCCTCGGCGACCGCAATCTGGTTTTCCGATAGCGAAAACGCCCAGCCCACGATATACCGGCTCGCCGCGTCAATGATCACCGTCACTTCCGGCGCAAAGGCATAACCGTGCTCCGGATGGCGCACTTTGGCTTTGAAGGTATGGCCATCGCCGACCCATACCTCATTGCTGGCCCCGGACCAGTCGCGGCGCACGAAGGGCTTCATCGCGGCCAGTTTCGAGCCGGTCGCCCGGCCGGTTTCTTTGATTATCGGCGGCACTTTTTTCATGATTCGAGCGACTGCGTAGTAGTTAGGGCATTCCTCTAAGGGGAACCCATGCGCTGCCCAATCTTTTTGCATCTCGCGATGGGCTTCCGTCAGCGTTGGGCCTTGCGGTTTACGGTAGCACGCCAAAAATAGGGGCAGCCACCAGACGCTGGCCCAGTGGGTTTCAACCCGCGTTTTTCGGGGGATCAAGCTGCCCGTTGTCTTTCTTTGGCTGCGCCACCGCTTCACGGTGCGGGGCGATACTGTGCCGCGGCGCTTCTCGGTTAGCTTGTCATTGCTGTTGTCGATCGCCTGCTTCATTTCGTCGTCGAGTTCTCCCGCTGCATAGGCCCTCGTCAGATACTCGCAAGCCGCCTCAATCGATCCGGCGTATTGCTTGATGAATTGCAACAGCAGATGCCGGGCATCGTCTCTCAATCTTTGTTTGTCGTCTGGAGCAGATAGGCATAACCCTCGATCATTTCCAGGTAATAATGGCCCACCAGATTTCCCCGCGCCGTCAGTTGCCAGTAACAACCGCTCGCTCGCGACTCCAGGCAAGTCAGCCCCATGGCTTCTAACTTTTCTCTCTGGTCCAAATTCTCGGGATCGTCCCAAAACGACATGACTCCGTTTTCCTTGAGACGCACCAGAAACTCCAATTGGTAGATGGTCAACTGGGATTTCAATCGCCGCATTGTCTCGGTTTGCGTTTCGGTCAACAGCCCCATGATCAAGGGTTTTGGACCCGGAAATTGAAGCAAGACCGTCTTTTCTTTCTTGGGCATGAGCCACCTCCGCATTAAAGTTCTTGATTAACAGGGCATTCCGGGTTTCTATGGGCAGGCAGCTTTCGGGGTATTCGCGGCCGCCGCCTTTGCCCGAGCGTTTTCTGGAGGGCCAGGATTCGCAGTTTGCCCTTACATTAATGTTCTGAACCGTGCCCGGTATTCCGGGTAATCCGGCCAGTTCCTTGGCGCTGTAATACCGTTCGCTCATAACTGCAGGACCTCGAACACGTCGCCGTCAATCATGATGTAAAACGATTTCGGCAGCGATTGGCCGGCCTTTTGATGTGCTTCCTGGGCCGCCTGGATTTTGCGGCGGGCCGCCAGCGCCCGCTGTGTCAGCTTGGGTAAATCGCTTTCGCGGTATTCCCGACCGCCGCCTCTGCCTTGCCGCTTGCGGAAGGCCCAGGATTCGCGGATTGCCTTTCTCAGGACTCCGCGTTCGGTACCCGGCATTCCGGGTAAACCGGCCAGGGCTTTGGCACTGTAATAACGTTCGCTCATATCGGCGTCCTCCTAGCCAACCTATTCATCGCCCAGAATCGACTCGATGCCTTGGATGCGCTTATCGAGCTCCTTCAGCGTCTGTTCCCTCAGCAGCACCAGCTTGCCGAGCTCCTGTTTGAGCGCATCCTTGCCGTAGGCGGCCACGCCGCCGCGTTTGGCCACCAGCCAATCGGTCAGCCGGTGGGAATGGCACACTTCCTCGACAATGGGCGCCAGCCAGAACGGCAGCGCATGATCCAGCCGAGCCGGGCTGGCATAGCCGTCCAGCATATGCTTGGAAACCTCCTTGCCGGCCTTGCGGGACAATTCCGCCGAAATTGCATAACGGTCGGACAAAGTGGATTCGGCCAGCACTTGGCTGAGCACCGCCGCCGCTTCCCCGGCAAAGCTGTGGTCGCCGATCGGGCATGGTTGCGGTTCCGGAATGCTGAACAATTCCAGGGTAAATTCATCGATTGGTTTTGGCATTGGCGTCGTCTCCCACGTGGTTTTCTTCGTTACAAGCATTGTTTAGAGTGCTACACTTAAGCCGCCCGTAACGTGGCTTCCGGCCGCGGTTAGGCATGCCGTGTTGATCGTACCGGGACGGCCAGATCGCCTCGGGCTTGACCCCGATGACATCGGCGATGATGCGCTCGGCTTTCGGGTACGGCACCGAGATGGCCCGGCCCAGTGTCAACGGGCGTAATTCGTGATAAACGGAAAGCCGGCGCAACGACCAACCCTTCTTGCGCAGGGCGGCCACAATGTCGGCGGGATGCCAGTCTAAAAGGCTGGTTTTTTTTGTGCTGTTTAACGTATTCATGACATAAACATTACGCTCAAATTTGACCGTAGTCAAACTTTATTTGAGCGTTCAAGAATAGTTTCTTTTGCCAAGTCAGAAAATTTTAATAATTATTAGATAAATCAATGACTAAAAACAACTTGAATGACAAAAACAATAATGATGCCAAACATTCAAGTTTGAACGTAGAACTTGAACGTTTCGGAGATCGTTTAAAAACAGCCATGGGTAATGAATCCCCTTATTCGGTGGCAAAACGCACAGGGATTACAGAGAGTCTCATAAGAAAATATTTGGCTGGAGCTTCTTCCCCAAATATTGATCGTGCGGTTGAATTAGCTAATGCGTTCAAAATTAATCTGAATTGGCTGGCGACTGGAGAAGGACCTATGCGGCCGGGAGGGAAAGAGGAAAAACCGAAGCTGCCTGACGAACACGCCGACTTTTACTATATACCGCTGTACGATGTCCGCGCTTCGGCGGGCCACGGCGCTTGGAATGACAGCGAGCACGTCATAGACACCCTGGCCTTTAAGCGACAATGGATACGCCAGGAGTTGGGCGCACAGCCCGAGCAGCTCTGCTTGATCTATATTACCGGGGAGTCGATGGAGCCCACGCTGCACGCGGGCGAAGTGATCTTAATCGACAAATCAATCAAGGAAGTAAACACCGACGGCATTTACGTCCTGATGCTGGATGGAAGCCTGTTAACCAAGCGCTGCCAACGCCTGCCAGGCAAAAAGATTAGAGTCAGCTCGGATAATCCGGCCTATGAACCGTTCATTCTGGATGACAACATAAACAGCCCTGAGCAACACCTGGTCGGCCGCGTCGTCTGGGCGGGCAGAAAATTCTGAAACGTTAACTTTTTCAAGTTTAACGCTCCCTTCGCTGACCAACTGCCAAATTAACACCTTCTTTTTACCGCGCGCTTTTGGTGCCAAATATCCCGCTAAATTTTGCATTTTTCGTTAAAAAAATCGCGAAACTCATCTTTTGACCATAATCCAGCAAACCCGCGCCAATACTGTATTACACCGAAAAAAACGAAAATATACCTTTGTGCCAAATATCCCGCTAATTCACACTCCCACTCCCGAAAAACCTGCCGTTTCCGGCATTATGCTATGCAGTGACGTGCTTCTATTTGGAAACAATCAATTCCCTAGCATGATTTCGTGCCAACTCTCTGAAATCAGCGCCATACGTGCATTACAGACAGGTATGATTCTTGCTATGGGCGTTGTTTCCTGAAAGTAGCACATCAC